GACGGTGTAGCGGCTGCGATCGTCTTCGGCGGTCTTCTGGTCCGACCTGCTCAACTGGTCGCCCCACACCATCATGTCGTCGCGCAGATCGCCGTAGCCAGCCAGGAAGACGCGGCCCCGGTGCGAGATACCGCGCTTCGTGTCTTCGTAGTTGGCGAAACGGCGCGCATCGTTGACGTTGGGTAGCTGCTCGACGACGCACATGGCCACGCCGAACAGTTCCATCAATTCCGTGCAGCGCGCGAACGGGTCAAGGTCGAACACGGCTTCGACGTGGACCACGGCCTGGCGCCCA